CGTTTTAATATTGCTAAACTCCCAAGACAAACTGGTAAAAGTACTACTGTAGTAGCTTATCTTTTACATTATGCTATTTTTAATGATAACGTTAATATTGGTATCCTAGCAAATAAACTATCAACTTCCAGAGAACTATTAGGAAGATTGCAGTTGGCATACGAGAACCTTCCCAAGTGGATGCAGCAAGGTATTGTATCGTGGAACAAAGGTTCTTTAGAACTTGAGAATGGTTCTAAAATAATGGCAGCATCTACTTCAAGTTCTGCTGTTCGTGGTATGTCATTTAACATCATCTTCTTGGACGAATTTGCGTTTGTTCCTACCCATATAGCTGAACAGTTCTTTAGTTCTGTATACCCCACCATCTCATCGGGTAAATCTACAAAAGTTATTATCATTTCAACCCCTAACGGGATGAATATGTTTTATAAACTTTGGCACGATGCTGAGCGTGGTAAGAATGAATACATTACTACAGAAGTTCATTGGAGTCAAGTTCCTGGAAGAGATGCTAATTGGAAAGCACAAACAATTGCAAACACTTCACAACGTCAGTTTACTCAAGAATTTGAATGTGAATTCTTAGGATCAGTTGATACTTTAATTGCTGCGTCTAAACTTAGAACAATGGTCTATGAGGACCCTGTACAGTCCTCTGCTGGACTTGATGTTTATGAGGAACCTAAGGAGGATCACGATTATATAATGACTGTGGACGTTGCTAGAGGCACTGGGAATGATTATTCTGCCTTTGTCGTATTTGATATTACTCAGTTCCCATACAGAATTGTTGCCAAGTATAGAAACAATGAAATTAAAGCAATGATTTATCCAACAATCATTGATCAGGTTGCAAAATCTTATAATAGAGCATACCTTTTAATAGAGGTAAATGATATTGGTGATCAGGTAGCATCAATGATACATTATGATCTTGAATACGATAACGTTCTGATGTGTGCTATGAGAGGTAGAGCTGGTCAAATTGTTGGTACTGGGTTCTCTGGAAAGAAAACTCAGTTAGGTGTAAAGATGTCCAAGACAGTTAAAAAAATTGGATGTCTAAACTTAAAAACTTTTATTGAAGATGATAAATTGATGATACCAGATTATGATACCATCAGTGAACTAACAACTTTTATTCAAAAAAATAATTCATTTGAAGCAGAAGAAGGTTGTCACGATGACCTTGCAATGTGTTTAGTAATCTTCTGTTGGTTGGCAGTTCAAGATTACTTCAAAGAAATGACGGATAATGATATTCGTAAAAGAATTTATGAAGAACAAAAAAATCAAATTGATCAAGATATGTCACCATTTGGTTTTATTTGTGATGGTGTTAATGATGAAGAAAAGAGTTTTGTAGATGTAGATGGTGACCGTTGGTACTTAGATGAATATGGTGATACCTCAAGTGAATTCACATATATGGCATCATACCTCTGAAATGCAGTAATTTATAAATAAGTTTAGAATAAAAAATTTGATCTTTAGGGGTAAAAGATGGCAACACAATTATCGCCAGGAATTGTTGTTCAGGAGCGCGATTTTACAAATTCACGTCTTCAGGAAACAATTACAAATATTGCAGCTCTTGCTGGTCCTTTCACAAAAGGCGAAGTTGGTGTAGCAAAGCTTATCACTAGCGAAAAAGAATTAGTAGAAACTTTTGGTAAGCCAACTTCTGATAATTTTGAGTATTGGTTTACTGCTTCTGAATTTCTCAACTATGGCGGAAATCTTCAACTAGCAAGAATTTCTTCTTCAAGCGCTAGTTATCTTACGAATGCAAACGCTACTGGTGCAGTAGCAAGTGGTGTTTCTTCTGTAAAAATTAACAGCATTAAAGATTATGAAACGAACGTAGAAAATACTGCTCAAACATACAAATATGCTGCAAAAAATCCTGGTACTTGGGGCAATGCTCTTACAGTAGCATCAATTGATGCTGGTGCCGATCAAATTCTTACACTTGCTTCTGGAGTTTCATTTGCTCAGGGTGCTACTGTAACTAACGGAACTGCAACTGGTAAAGCATATGTAGCAAATAGTGGCGACACAACTAAGGTTGCTGTTGTATTAAATACTGGTTCAGTTAAATTTGCTTCTGCAACAACTGTTTCTGGTTCTTTGGTTTCATCAGTAACTGATTGGTATGATGAGCAATATGCTATTGCTGGATCAGTCAAGTGGAATTCTATTGCTCCACGTCCTCGCACTTCTCCTTATGCAGCATCTAAAGGTGGCTCTAATGACGAAATTCACGTAATTGTAATTGATACTACAGGAGCTATTACAGGACAAACAAATGCAATTGTTGAAAAACTTCTTTATCTTTCAAAAGCATCTGATGCTAAGACAACTGAAGGAGAAAACAATTTTTATAAGAGTGTAATTAAAGGACGTTCACAGTACATATATCTGGGTTCACACGAAGCATCTTATGATTATTCACCAGCTGGAGCGGTATCAATTTCTGATACTGGATTATCAGCATCTACATTCAAGTTTACTGGTCCTAAGTCCTACGCTTTTGCTGCTGGTACTGATTACCAAAATTATAATGTAGGAAATGAAACTCAAACTTATGTTGATGTTTTCATGGATACAGAAACAATTTCAATTGATTATATTCTTACTGGACCATCAACTTCTAGCAAAGCAAATTCAATAATCAATATTGCTACAACTAGAAAAGATTGTATTGCATTTGTTTCACCTAAAAGAAGTGATGTTATTGGAAGTGATGCTTCTACAACATCGGCACAGAAAACTAATGTAGTTGCATTTTTTGAATCAATTAGTGACAGTTCTTCTTATGCTGTATTTGATAACAATTATAAGTACATCTATGATAGATTTAACGATGTTTATCGTTATATTCCTTGTAATGCTGACCTCGCTGGTTTGTGTGTAAATACTGCCGCTGTTTCAGAAGCATGGTATTCACCTGCTGGTTTCAACAGAGGTAACCTTCGCAATGCTATTAAGATTGCATTTAATCCAACTAAGGATCAGAGAGACGAACTTTATGCTAAGCGTGTAAATCCTATCGTATCATTTCCTGGTCAAGGTGTAGTTCTTTTTGGTGATAAAACTGCTCTTCGCAGTCCTTCAGCATTTGACAGAATCAATGTTCGTCGTCTCTTCTTAATTCTTGAAAGAACTGTTAAGGATTTTTCAAAGAATGTTTTGTTTGAATTAAATGATGAAACAACACGTAATAATTTTACTTCACAAGTAAATAATTATTTGCGTGATATTCAAGCAAGAAGAGGTCTTACTGATTTCCTCGTAGTTGCTGATGAATCTAATAATACTGCTAGTGTGATTGATAGAAATGAATTTGTTGCAGACATCTATATCAAGCCAAGTCGTTCTATTAATTTCATTACTCTTACCTTTGTTGCAACTCGCACTGGGGTAAGTTTTGATGAAGTAATTGGCAAAGTTTGATTATAATATAAATACCACTAAGGAGATAATCAAACAATGGCAAATTTAACTGAATTTAAAGGAAAAATTGGATACGGCATTCGCCCTAATCTGTTTCAAGTTTCAATTCCCACAAAACCAACAGCAGTAACTTTAGCTTCAGCTTACGCTGATGATTTTACATTTCTCTGTCGTTCAGCTGGTATTCCAGCAGCAAGCGTAGGTACTGTAGAAGTTCCTTTCAGAGGAAGAGTTATCAAACTTCCAGGAGACAGAACATTTGAATCTTGGACAATAACTGTATTTGGTGATCAAAATTTAAAACTTAGAAGTTATTTTGAAAAATGGTTGGATGTATTAAATGAGCACACAAGTGGTGCTGGTTATACTACATCACTAAGTTATTCTGCAACTCTTCAAGTTGATCAATTGTTTAGAGGTAGTGGTACATCAACTACTACAGATACTAAGAGTCCTCATTCAGTAATTAGATCTTACCAATTTCTTAATTCTTTTCCGACAAATATTTCTCAAATTGATTTGTCTTATGACAACAATAATAGCATTGCTGAATATACTGTAGAATTCCAATACGATTATTGGACGACTAGTGCTACAGTTGCTGGAACTGCTACTATCGGTAATGGCACTATTTAAACAAACTAAATAATATAAGGTTTGAATTTATAAAATGGCTGAATTGTTTGGATTTTCGTTAGATAAAAATGGCGAGAAGAAAAAAAAGCAGCAGGGAGAATTATCTCCTGTTGCTCCTAATAATGATGATGGGGCCGTAGCAATCTCTGCTGGAGGTTATTACGGTCAATATGTTGATATTGAAGGTATTTCAAAAAATGAATTTGAAATGATTCGTAAGTATCGTGAGGTATCTTTGCACCCAGAAGTAGATGGGGCTATTGATGAAGTAGTAAATGAAGCAATTATTTCTGATTTAAATGACTCCCCAGTAGAGGTTGAGTTATCTAATTTGGAAGTTAGTGAAAGTATTAAGAAAAGAATTCGTGATGAATTTAAAGAAATTAAACGTCTATTACAATTTGATAAAAAGGCATATCAAATGTTCCGTCGTTGGTATATTGACGGGAGATTATATTATCATAAAATAATTGATGTAAATAAACCTGGAGAAGGAATTAAAGAAATTCGTTATATTGATCCACTAAAGATCAAAAAAATGAGGGAGATCAAGAAACCAGATAAACCACCAATTAATCAATTAGCACAAATTGATTTTGGTGACATCAACGAATATTATCTTTTTAATCCTAAAGGTATTTTTTCAAGTACATCTACAGTACAAGCTCCCAGAGATTATATGGGAATTAAAATTTCTGTAGATGCTATCACATTTGTACCTTCTGGTCTTATGGATCTAAATTTAAATATTCCTCTGTCATATCTTCATAAGGCATTGAAGGCAATTAACCAACTGCGAATGATTGAAGATTCGCTGGTTATCTATCGTATGTCTCGTGCTCCAGAACGCAGAATTTTTTATATTGATGTAGGTAACCTTCCTAAAGTAAAAGCAGAGCAGTACCTCAGAGAGGTTATGTCACGCTATAGAAATAAATTAGTGTATGACGCACAGACTGGTGAGGTACGTGATGATAAGAAGTTTATGAGTGTGCTAGAGGACTTCTGGCTGCCTCGCAGAGAGGGTGGTAGGGGCACAGAAATTACTACTCTTCCTGGTGCTCAAAACTTAGGAGAACTGAGAGACGTTGAGTATTTTAAATCAAAATTATATAAATCTCTTAATCTACCACCTTCTAGAGTTGGTGAAGATAGTTCTTTTAGTATTGGTAAATCTGATAACATTTTAAGAGATGAACTTAAATTTGTTAAATTTGTTGGAAGACTTCGTAAACAATTTGCAACTTTATTTAACGATATTTTAAAAACTCAATTAGTTCTTAAAAATGTAATTTCATTAGATGATTGGGAAATGATGGAGGAGCATATTCAATATGACTTCTTGTTCGATAATCATTTTTCTGAACTCAAAGATATTGAAATGATGAATGAACGTATGAATATTGTTAATCAAGTTCAACCATTTATAGGCGTTTATTTTTCCAACCAATATGTAAAGAATCAAATTCTTAAACAGACCGATCAAACTGTTAACGATATAAATATTCAAATTCAATCTGAAAAGAAATCTGGTGAGCTTATGGATATTCCTATGGCACCAGTTGAACCAGATCCGATGGCAGTAGAACCTCCGAAAAATGGACCTAAAGAAACTAAAACAAAGGATTCTTTGAAACCACAATCGTCCAATAAAGGTACGTCAAAAGATAATATTAAATAAATAAAAGGAGAAGGTTAAAAAAATGTCTATTACTAAAGAATTAATTAATCAAATTGTTAATGGTCAAAATATTACTGCTTCAGATGAAGTGATTAATATTTTATATAATAAAGCCATCTCACAATTAGATGATTATAAGCAACTAGTTGCTTCACGTTTAATGAATACACCAGAGGAAGAATCCACAGAAGAACAATGAAACTTATTGTAGAGCACATTGAGGACATTGAGTTTCTCGTAGAAGAAAAAGATGGAAAAGAGTATACATACATTCAAGGAGTATTCCTGCAGGGGGATATCAAGAACCGTAATGGTCGTGTATATCCTATGCCTATTCTTCAGCG